ACTTTTTACCTCGATATTAGGAAAGACATCTGGAAAGTCTTTTCTAAAAGAATGCTCTTCATTGGGGTAGAAGGGGAAGACCATCGCTTTCTTATACAATTTAGCAACTGCGTACTCCGCAACGATAGTTCTCACGTTTGCGGCTATCTCAGGTTCAAGGAAACGTTTGTTATCACCCGCATAATTGGGTCTATCAACACTTCCAAACTTCATTAACCAGCGTTGTTGGGCGATAGAGGCGCATGCAGCGACCTCTGCTTGGGATAAATGGACGATTTTGCTCATACGAGCACTCTAGCACCACCCTTCGGCTACTGCCTAACCTTGAAAGTACACACCCTTATCTGCTAGGGGTGGTAGGCTCTTTATATGGAACCATTAGTACATGGCGTTGGAATAGCAGATTATTCAAGATGCAGAAAAATAAATGAAGTAGCCTGTAAAGAATGCAAGGATGCTGCTGCTGCCTATGAGAGAAACCGCCGAAAGTCTAATCCTGAGCATTATAAAACTCTTGAAAAGGCTTGGAGAGATAGGAACAAAGAGAAAGCCCGACAGACTGAACGTAATTACCGAAAAAAATACCCTGAAAAACAACGAATGAAAGAAAGGCGTAGAAGAGCCCTTATCAATAGTGCAGAATCTTCTTCGTACTCTGTTAAGGACGTACTAGACTTATGGGGTACAGATTGCCATATCTGTAGTTCTTCTATCGATATGAGGGTTACACGCCGTTGTGGAGAACCTGGGTGGGAAGAAGGCCTTCATTTAGACCATGTCATACCCCTCTCTAAAGGGGGCACAGACCTTATTTCGAACGTTAAGCCCTCTCATGCCAAATGCAACATAGTTAAGAGCACTAAGACGGCTACTGCCTAACCTCAAACCCTTCAACCATGCCTCTCACCTGGCCGTTCCATGAGCGTTTTTGGCTTAACTGTGGGGTATCACGCAACAACAACTAACTATTTATTGCGCTATTACACTCACAACAAGTTTCTATAACTTGTATTTATTGTTCAATCCCCGCGTGAAACACGCGTTATTAAATAGTTTGATAGCAGTTTCGATAGCAACTGTTATGTAACTGTTTGGCTACTGTCGCAAAGTAGTGTGGCACGCTGTTTGTACCACCAGCCTTTCAGACAACTTTTCCAGTTGTTATCAACTCACATAAGCATTGTGAAACACTAACAATGTGTATCTATCTGTCATGTCTAGTAGTTATCTAGTAGCAGTATTCAATAGCCACAACAAAGTATCTATCTCTCTCTCTTATCTCTCTAATAGACACTAACTATTCTTCAATGTATTTAGGGGGCGTTGCCCCCTATAACCCCCACCGCACTTATCTTTAGAACTATTACATACTTATTGTTATTTTGTTAAGTTGATGCCAGTAGTAACTGTAATAACGCCCAGTTGTACCAACTGCCAATAAATAACTTATTACTATCTTCTTTAACTATTAACTATTTATCGTTACTGAAAATAAACGCAGAAAATAAATAACAATCTTCTTTAACAACTGTAATCACAGTATGTAGGACTCATGGGGTCTGGAGAACGGGAAAGTATCAAGGGCTGGCAATCTGCCAATTCCCACCCCCAATTCACGCGTGAAACACGCTCAATTTCGGGTGAGTTGCGTTCTTGCCCTGATGTCACATACAATTCTCTTGTTAGCCCGCCACCGAGAAATCGGTTCGTGGAAATCCGATAGAGCAGGTTGTATTTATTACAACGCCACTATTGAAGTTGTGAAACTTCTTAATCGGTGCGAGTGAAACTCTCGCAACAGTAATTTAACTTCACTAATTGTTATGAAGTATGAAAGTCAATGTGTGACTTGTTATGAAACTTCTTTAATACTTAGCAGTTAATTACACCGCGCAACAAAATGCGTTGGCTAACACTTGGGCAGACAATCTTCTGCTAATAATCACACCGCTAATTGACTACGCCTAGTGCGACAAATACATGGTCAAATGCGAAATCAAATCGTGTGCGCTTATTACTACTTATCTTTAACAATTATTTTTAGTCGCTCACTTGTTACCTGTTATGAGCAGTTGTGACAAGTGAACGGCTATGAATACTTGTTGTAAGTATTCAATTTAACACTAACAACGAAACGGAGTATGACAATGCCAACAACAACAATCACAATCTCTAAAGTAATTAACACCGATACTCTTTTTGAGGCAGTTATCGGGTCTGACTTTTATGCTTGTACCGACTTCATTGTCCCGCGTTCATTGACAGTTAATGAAAATAAAAAAACAATCACTTGTAAGTATTTTGATGTTGATAATTTAGATAGCAACGGATACTACAAACAAATGCGAGTGGTATTAACAATCGCAAGTCTTGTCAATGCTTATTCCAATCTGTTAGCAAATAATCAAACCCATTGTGGGGGTCACCGATTAGATGTTGAAGATTATGACGGCTGTTTTGGTTATTTTGTATTACAACAAGCAATCTACGGAAAAATTAACTTCTAACTGATTACGAAACGGAGAATAAATAAATGAAACTAAAACGCATAGTTATCTTCTTACTAATCGCAGTTGTTGTTATCGCTATCTGCTATTGGTTAAATGACATAACAACTCCTAAGAGTTGTAAAGTCCCAGTAAGTCAGATGTCACAATTCTGTAAAGACCTGCTATTCCCCAACTAATCACTAACAACGAAACGGAGTAATACATGACTATCGCAACAATAGATGAAACTGGTGTAACACTTCTTGTAGATGATGAAGTTACTTCTTACTATCAACTCGTATCGTTACTGAATAAAAAGGGGCGAAATGAAGTTGCGTAAAGAAAAACAATCAACGCAAGATGAGATACAAAAGAAACTACGACAATCTTTAGAACTAAAGCAAGCGTTGTCGTTCTTATTCCCCGAACTAGATGAGTCCGAGATACTGGCGCAACTGGTGTATCAACTAACACTAATGGCAGAACCCGAACTCTTAACTGGCGCACTAGATGTCGCTAATGAACACGCACAAAATAAATTAAATGAAGTGTCCGAAATGTATGAACACTTCTTTAGTGACTCCGCAACAGATACAGACAACTAAACAACTAACAGAAACGGAATAATAAATGTCATACGCAATTCTTATTACAGGTCAATCACAAGAAGCAAATAGACTTAATCAAATCCTCGTTGTTTCACATGACAACAACACTCATGCTTGGTCGCGTTCAACTGACGGGGGTCGTGGAGAGCGCAACGCTTGGACAGAAGCAATTTACGCAGAACTTCTAACAAGCAATAATTATGACAACTTCATTGTTGGTGAAGTCCTATCTTCTCCACTAACTTCTAATGACATTGAAGACATAGAAAAGAACGAGCGACCAAATGTTCTTATACAGAAACTCACTAAGCAGTTTGGTTTGCGACATGAACAAGTAGATACAACTCGCACAATCGCTGATGTTCTTAAAGAGGTTGATGTTCTAATCTCACAAGACCCAACTCTCCTAAGTAAGTATCGGAGTGACGGCAGAAGCGACAAGAGTGTCACCGCAATAAAAAATCCCGTTGTCGTGGCTAATGTAATTGAAGTTACGCAAGCACCGATAGCACATACAGAGAAGCGAGTTGAAGTAAGTGCGAGCGCGAATAATGATGTAACTGGTAATTATGTAATTCGCGTACCTTCTAAAGAACTTGTAGGCAATTACATTGAGCGCACTCTCGCTGGTGGTATCAAAGAGAGCAAGATGTATCAGACCGCTAAGAAGTTAAAGAAGTTTGTTCTCATTGAAGGTCATGCTGGTACTGGCAAGACAACAAGTGGACTTAATTTCGGACTTAAAGAAAATCAAGGCGTGTATGTGTTCTCTTGTTCAATGGGTGTAGAGGTCGGGCAGTTTATTGGTAAAACTGTTATTGACTCTGAAACTGGTAAGCCAGTTTGGATAGACGGCGTTCTTACGCAAGCAGTAAAGCGTGGTGACATTGTTATTCTTGATGAAGTTGATTTTGCCCCAACAAAGATACTTCAACGCTTACAAGACCTGTTACAAAATCGCACACTTTCGATTATTGAAAATGGTGGAGAAGTTGTAACTGCTCACCCTGACTTCATGGTTATCGCTACCTACAACAATGGCTATCGTGGTTCTAATAAACTCAATGAAGCGTTTGTAGATAGGTTCGGTATCAAATTAAAGTTTGAGTATGACAACGCTATTGAAAAACAAGTTGTCAAATCTTCAACACTTCTTAAACTCGCTGACCAAATGCGTGCTGACAGTATTCAAGGTTTATACACAACGCCTATTTCCTTGCGTTGGTTATTGAACCTTCAAGAGTTGTCACAGGAATTAGGTTATGAGTTTGCCGTTGAAAATGCGTTGATGAACTTTACTGATGATGAGCGCGGAAGCGTTCGCCTGTTGTTTGACGCACACCGCACACAGTTAGAAGCAGAACTAATAAACAACTAAGAGAGGCAATAATGTTTCTTCAAGAACAAGAAGATAAGAGCAAGCAGTTAGAACAACTAAAACGCAATCGCATAACTAAATTGGCAAGTATCTTCTCTCGTACCAATAGTGTTCTTACTGGTCGCAGAATTACTGTCAATGTTGTTGATGAGCCAACACAACACAGCCCTGCTTGGTCAAGCACAAATGAACAATGGTTGAACCTGTCTGAAATCAAAGACAATTTAACTGCTGAAAGTTTGTTGTCACTTCAAGGTCTGAACTTCCATGAACTAGGGCACTTGCGCTATACATTGAGAAATGGAAGCGAGTTTGTCACATGGATTAAAGATAATAACTTATGGAGTGCGTACAACTGTTTAGAAGATAGTCGTATCGAAACTCTCATGGTTGGTTATCTTCCAAGTATCACTAACTGGTTAATCGCAACAGTTACCGATTATCTACTAAGTGATGATGAAGCAATCACAACTGCCTTTCCTCTTGTTACTGGTCGTAGATACTTACCAACAAAACTTCAACAGTTGGCAGTAGATAACTACAAGCGACCACAGGACATTGAAGCAATCTATTCAATCGTTGATGAGTACCGCACTCTTTTGTTCGCTGGTGAACCTAAAGAAGTTTCACAAGCAACAGAACGCGCAAAGATACTTATTAAGAACTTCAACGATTTAATTGAACTTCTACCGCCAATACCAAATCAAGGTGGAGAAGGTGGAGAAGGTGGAGAAGGTGGGCAGACAATCATTGTCCGAATTAAAAATCCTAATGGACATGACTCACGACCAACACAAGGCGTGGAGAGCAGTAGCGTGCGACCAGTTAGCAGACAACAACAAGAACAAGACATGGGTAAGTCAAAGAACAAAGATAAAGCAAAGCCTGTTCTTATTGTTGATGTTGAGTTACCAAAGCAAGATACAACTGGTGACACAAGTGAAGATACTTCTAAAGAAGATACAAATACTTCTAGCACAAGTAACTCCGCAGTAAAAAATCCACAAGCCACAACTCCAACTAATGATAAGTCTGATGACTTCTCTGATGACTTGTTTGATGATAGCGACTTCAATGATGAGAACTTCACACCACATGAAAGTACCAAGTCAAAGACTTATGGTTCTGATGAAGGTACAACTGGTACTAACAGGCAAGTGTCTGATGTATTAGAAGGTGTTATGAGTGATGTTCTAAAGGAGTTGTCTAAAGAACTTAATCAACTTGGTAAGCAACTTGGTATAGATGTTGGTTTAGAAGGTGGCAACACCGCAACTCCAAAGCGTGCTAACTATAAAAGTGTAAATGCTAATCCTGAATTGGTGCTTACTTCTAAGTCGTTTGGTCGTGAACTAGAGCGACTACGCGCAAAGTTTGACCCTGCTTGGGAAACAGAAGTTGATACTGGTCGCTTAAATGTCAATCGTTATCTTAACAATGAAGATTTTGATACTTGTTTTGATGAGTGGCAAGAAGGGCGAGAAGATGTAACTGCTATTGAAGCAGTTATTCTTTTGGATAAGTCGGGTTCAATGGCTGGAAAAAATGCTGACAACGCTTATCAAAGTATGTGGGCAATAAAGAAGGCACTTGAAGCAGTTGAAGCGAAAACAACAGTTGTTACTTTTGATTACGCAACAACACTTCTTTATAGTGCTGATGAGTCTGCTGGCAACACTATTCGTGACGGGGGTGCTGACGGGGGTACAAATCCAACGGAAGCAATCTTGTACGCAAAGCGCGTGCTTGCCGAAACTGATAAGCCAATCCGTATTCTGTTTATGATTACTGACGGAGCATGGGATACAGAAGAAGGCGAGAACGCAGTTATGGAAATGCGTAAGGCTGGTGTTCTAACCTGTCAAGCATACTTAGACGAAAGTGATAATGCTGGTTCTTACATTGAACGCTACCGACACTCGTTTGAGTTACTAACACAAATTAAAAGTGCTAAAGACATTGTAATTCTTGGCAAAGAATTAGTGCGCTTGGCAATCTCTCGTAATCTCGTACACAACTAACAAAGGAGAATAACTAAATGAAACTATCTGAATTAGTAGTAGGCAAGGAATACGCAGTAGTACCTAGTTGGCAATACTCATCTCGCGGAAGTCGTGATGTTAATAGCGTGAGAGAAAATGATGTAGTGAAATCAACGCTGGTTTCACTAGATAAGTATGAGTATCAAGCAAGCCAACGCTCACAAGACCCAAATAGTTTTACTAAAGCACAAGCAGGTAATCGTTCTGTTGGTGTTCTAGTAAAAGCAACTGACCAAAGTGGTTCTGAAATCTTTTGGACTTCTCGTTTGGCTGACATTGTTGCGTTGTGGTCTGACCTTGAACCCCGTTGGGCGCAAGCAAAGAGCGCAGAGGCAGAGGCAGAGCGTATCCAAAATGAAAAGCGCAACAAAGCAATCGCTCACAGACAACTGGTTGATAATGAAATCAACCGCGCTCGCAATTCTGTAATCGCAACTTCTAAAGAACTCTTAGGTGATACTACTTTTGTTAATGTAGATACAACTGGGTATGACTTAGAGTATCGGGGCGTTGTGACTCTCTCACTCGCAGAGTTTGAGAAGTTAATTGAACTCGCTTATCAAGGCAAAGAGGTGTACGCATAATGAGTATTGAACTCACAACAGAACAAGTCGCACTATTACTACAAGCGTTAGGTCGGGAGAAGTCTTGGCTTAACGCTGGTGGGTTCTACGGGTCTGCTCACAAGGTAAGCGACCTACAAGCACACATAAAGAACAACGCAATCAAGGAGTAAATAAATGGGTCAAGAACTATTAAATGTTAATCCAAAGTATGAAAGACAACCGAGAGTGTATTACTTAGCAGTTGCCAGTAACGGGCAAGCAGTTATTCGCGGAAGCAATCGTGACAAATACACGCACGCA